TCACATGAAGAGGCGATAGGGATATGCATGCCCCGGAAGATCTGGCACGTTGGCGATGGTCCGCGCGAGCCGTTGCGAATAGCGAATGGTCACCGGAACCGGGTCGTACAACGCGTCGTTGTTCCAGTCCATTTTGGTCAGAGCAAGGGTTTCCAACGCAGCCACTTCCAGCGGACCGCTGCCCGCGTGCCGGATGATGTTGAGCGGGCGCGGGATGCTCTTGCTTCCTTGGAAAAACAAGGCACCGCTGAGCGCTGCCGACGGGGCATTGCCCGACGCCCACAACAGCGCCGACCGGTCCGTTCGCGTGAGGACGGTTCCCCGTGGCACCGGCGCTCGATCAGGCACACTTCTGGGACCACCCTTCTTTCCCTGCTTCAGCCACACGCCACGCCAAGTGGCGCTGCTGCCGATCTCGATGCACTCCACCTCTGAAACCGTTGACAGGCCGTCGAAAACGCCTTGGAGTTCTTCGTCCTTGAACGACGTCGTTTTGTGGACTACGAGACGTCGCGGCAGCCGTCCGCCATTACGCCCCAGGTAGAGGCTCAGGCTACGTGCCATTACCGCCCGCATGTCGCTTCGACTGAGAAACGGGTTACGCCTTGCTTCGCGCGGATCCGCCACCTGCTCCCTGGCTTCGAACGCGACGAATTGCATGCCGCCCCCGTCCGCATCGAACACCTGCGAGCAGCATGTGACGAATTGCGCGGCCTTGGGGTCGCCGCGCAACGCGTAGGCGAGACCAATATAGGCCGTGTCCTCTGGCACACCGGCCATCGGCGCGAGTTTCCAGGGAATGCCGCCCGCCTTGGTGAAGAGCGCGATGGCCAGGCGCCAGGCCAACGACGCCTTGAGCCGGAATGTGAAAACACGATCGTTGATGACCTGTGTTGGGATGGCGTACCGGGCTCCAAGCGCTTTCAACGCGTCGTGCGCGTCGAATCCGTTGGCAGTGAATGCCGTTGCCCACGCATCGGGGAGATGCACCAAGACGACATCAAACTGGTCGTGTAGCACATCCAGACGCGCCATAGCTTCCGACATCGCCGAAAACAATCGCTCATGGGGCGCCCCAGTGCGCGCAAGGGCCATGAGATCGTCGGGCCACTTAATGTGCACGTCCTTCGGTCCTGCAACGAGCGGGACGCGAAACAGGTTTTCAAATCCGGGGAACGACGGCACGTAGTTGCGCCGGTCGCTCGCCTCGTGGCCCGTTCGGATGGTGTCCACCAAGCCCCGGAGCTTCGTCCAGCCGGAAAAAGGGGCGATCGTCGCGACGCGAAGCTTCGGGGTGTACCCCTGGAACGTCCTGCCGTTGTAGGCGCCGAAACGCAAAAGGCCGCGCAGCGGGTTCTCGTCGAGGTCTGTGTCTTCGCTGTTAAACGTGAGAGCCGGCTCGTCCAGCAAGGAAAACGATGGTGCCTTCGAAAGGTTGTAGTCCATCGTTACTGGCTCCTTTGAAAGTACGCATGCTCATGGCTCGGACGGCTCCACGCTGTGATGGGCGAAACCTTGAACACGGCGTCGATGCCCTCGTCCTGGGGAACGCCCGTCGTCAGCAGAACGCGGCTCCCATCGCCGGCCAGCGTATCGGCCCACGCGTCGATGATGGCCGACCATACGTGGTTGTAGCGCTGAGCCCATCGCTCCCGCCGCCAGTCGATGGTGGGGTCAACGAAGCGCGGACGGTCAAGGCTCGTCTCGGCGTCTGGGCGATCCTGTGGGGGTTCGGGATAAGGGACGTCGACGAACGTGGCCGGCTCGAACGTCAACCACCAGCGATCGGCAGCCTGCTCCAGGTGAAGCTCTACCCCCTCCTGGAAAGGGTACCCCTGTGGGGTCTTCCCGTATAGCGCGCTCGAATACGCGTTCCGCAGTCTGGTCTGCCGGGCCAACCGCGTCTCGCGCGCTTGCGGCGTTTCCTTGTCCGAGTCACCTCGAACCATCACCGCATGACCACTGCGCCGCCAGCGCACCCTCAGCGGACGATTTCGGCAGACGGCTCGCGTCAGCGCGTCGTATAGCAGTCCGAGCGCCCAACTGTCGTCGGCGGGCGCCAGGTTGACTGTACCGTCGAGCCGCCCGCCTGCTGGTCCGAAGGCACGAGCCAGCTCTTCGTCATTCCCGAACGCGGCTATTTCCTTTCCTCTGCTGGCGACGATCGCCCACACGTCGGCGTCCCTCAGCATCTGACGAGCATCCGGCGTGGTCAAGCTCCGCTCCAGCGTGATGCGCCTCGCCACCCGCGGCATCTCCAGCACTGGGATGGCCGAGCAACGAAGAATGGGGAAAGCGCTGTGCTCCTTGGTTGGCAATGGCACCGGTCTAACAACGCTGGGCGGGGCGAACGACCCGATGTGAGCGTCGAGCTGCTGAGGCCACGTCGAACCATCGGCAATGTCTGCTGCCAACTCGTCGAACGTCTGGCACTCGACGACGGTGACCCGCACGCCTTTGGCTGCCGCGGCCTCGAGAAAGGCCCGGACGTCTGGCAACAGTCCGTCCGCCGATCGGGCTACCCAATGGATCCCCGCGGGGTACGGCGTGGGCTGTGCCAGGGCATCGTTCAGAGCATTCATCACGGAAGCGTCGCGGCCACTGTAGCCGACCACGATCAGGCCATACCGTCCGCAAGCACTTGTCAGGACTGTACGCATTTGCGCATCCTGCTCACGCAGTTCGTCGGTGGTGTTCTTCAGGCTAACCGACTGATAGTCGCCGTGGATCTTCGCCAACAGCGAGCGGCTCTCGCCCAGGGCGTGCATCGCACGTTCCGCGTTGTCGATCCCGGATACCGACAGGTTAGCGCGCTCATCGGGAGCCACGAGCTGGTCGGTCACCGTCGCCGCGGTTTCCACCAAGCTGTCGAAGTTGGTCGTGAACACGCAAGGGACGCGACCGGTAGTGATCAGCGCTGCAAGCACCCGGTGCGCATACGACGGCGTGCCCTTTTGCACCGCCAAGCTGATGTAGTTTCGCCGGTCCTGCGGTGTTGGGTAGACAGCCTCAAATGCCGCGGCGTACTCCGTGGGATCGTTCGGCGGCGGGAGAACCGAGCGTGACGCAAGGAACGTGTCGATGCGCTGGATCCAAAGCGGATCGTCAGCATCAACCTCCTTGAGCTTGGCCCCGGACAGATCACAAAAAATCCGCTTTTTGAAGTCGGTGATCATCGCATAGCCGGTGGGAATTCCCGCAGCGGCTGAGGCACCCGCCCCCAAAAACCACGCATATTGCGTGGGGCGAAGGCAAAACATTCTGGCGAACTGCGACCCCGAAACCGTTTGAATGCTCAAAACCGCTCCCGTCTATTGTCGTTTTGGGCGCTACCGCAGCGCGAAATGCTCCCGCGCTCGCGCAACGGCACGCATTGCGGAACTGCCAAGCCGTGTCGCCAGCGCCATCCTATGTCCGACAATTGTAATCAAAAGCCCCGGTGCCACAGATATGTCGCGATCACGTCGAACTCCCCACGGCAATCTCACCTGCTAGGCAGGTATATCCATACAGCATTCGCGTCACCATGGACCACTCCGTCCCCCTCTCCGAGGACCCGGCTGCTCTTTTCATCGTCGAAGCACTTTCGCGCGCGTCGGCAGGCGTCCCGAGGCCGGCCCAGGGCCAAGCTCCCACCTCGGCCCTTGCGGCGACGGTGTTTGGCCGATCCGACGTGCTATGTTCTACGCCGGATTAAGCACAAAGATCACACTGCGCTATGGGCCAACAACAAGACCTGTATGACCGCTGGAAACGGGCGAAAACCCAACTGAACGATCTGTTCAAAAAACCCGAGAACACGCTCATCGTTCACTACTCTTGCGAGAGTTTTTACGACCAGACCAAGGCAGACTCGCCGCGCGTCACGTCGATCGCCGTGAGAAACCTGCAATCCGGGCAGACACATTCGTTCTCGATCCATTTTGCTGCCGAGCGCGCCCACGCCCTCGACCAGATTGAAAATCGGTACGACGAGTTCGAGAAGGCGATGCTCAACGACTTCTTTGCGTTCACTCGCGACCACCAGTTTCATACCTGGCTGCACTGGAACATGCGCGACATGAACTACGGCTTTCCCGCGCTCGAACACCGGGCCGCCGTGCTGGGGTCGCAAAGTTTCCACATTGACGAGAAACAACTGGTGGACTTGTCGCGCGTGCTCATCGCGATTTACGGCAACAAGTACACGGGCCACCCACGCATCCAGTCGCTGATGGAGAAGAACCACATCACGCCGCGTGATTTCATGGTCGGCCAGAGTGAAGCGGATGCGTTCGAGCAGAAGCGGTTCTTGGACATGCACCGCTCAACGCTGTCGAAGGTCGACGTGTTCGCCAACTTCGCCGAGCGGGCGCACAGCGGGACACTGAAGACCAACGCCAACTGGTTCGAGCGCAATGGGCGCTCGTTCAAGGCCGGCATCGAGAAAATCCGGGAGCACTGGTTTTGGGGCGCTTTGATCGCGGTGGCTTTCGGCGCCTGGAACTACCGCGATCAAATCGTCCAGATTTGGGGCTGGGCCACGAAACACCTGGGGCACGGCTGATAACAGGGCACCGCCCACGCTATTTTTGGTGTTCGCGTAGAATCGTTTCGCGCCCACAACGATGGCGCTGTGCCACGTTGGTTGTGGCGTTGCTTCGAGGCTCGAACGCCGAGCACACGTGAAAGGAAATCTTCCATGGGCAAGAAACTCGATAAGGCCACCGACGCCATCCAGCGAGTGTTTAGCGACCAGATCGACCGGACCGGACACTCTGCGGATCGCATCGTTGCTGCTCGCAAGAAAAACGTTTCGTACGCCGCCATCGCTGTCCAAATGACGGAAAACTCGCATCGGAACAACCCAGACGCGCCGGAAACGTTCAACGCGGACGAAGTGAAGACGATCGAAAAGTTCCACCGTGCAAACCGTACGCGCGCCGTGTTCACCAAAGCACAAATGAACGGTTTGATCGAATTGGCTGACGGCTCGACACCAACGTCCGGAACTGGTGCACCGGACGGCCTGCTGCCGACGTAATAACAACGGGGCCGCGGGGCTCCGTTGTTTTTTATAGGGCGATCGCGCCCCGCCCACAGTCTCTCTGCGGCACCCGGCACTTGGCCATCCCCTGCTCGTCGGCCGAGTGCTGCTTGGTCTCTGCCTCGCGTTGCTGTTAGCCATGCTGGGCACGGTGGCCGGCGGCGCCGCTACCGGTGCCACCCGCTTTCAGGCCGTCTGGCGGAAGGAACCTATGGTCACCATGGATCCTTTCGTTAATGTTTCAATCTAAACGTCGCTCGAATCGAAATACTCCTCGTCCATCTCGTCGAAATCAAATTCTTCCTCAATCTCTGCATCCGTATCGAAATCAAAATCCTCGGCGGTTTCAGCGGGAGTTTTGAAGTCGAATATAGGGGGGACTACCTTGTTCTCGTCATAGAATCTCACACCAGCAACCCGAAGAGGACCGAAGTGCGCGTGGTTGTCTATGAAATTAGTATCCGCATTTCCCAGCCAATGACGCCGCCCGCCTTCATAGGCAAGTAGCCATTCGGCGCTTTGTAGTGCTCCCGCCGCGGCATACTGGGTCAATGCGCCGGCCGCAGGTGGAGTCGTTACAGTTCCAGCATGCTGCAAGTCGAGAAGCATCAAGGTGCAGACTGGACTAGCCATGCGCTCGATCTCATCGACAACCGTCGCACTCAAATCGATGTCTAGCTGCTTGCAAACCCAAAGCAACCATGCCACCTCGCCATGGTGGTCTGAAGCGGCGGAGGCAGCGATCAGATTGTTGCATAGGCGAAACACGGCGTCCTTGTCAACTGGATAGCCGTGATGCTGGTATGTCGAAAGGATGTGCGCGATAACCTGAATTGTGTTTGGAAAACCGTACGCGCACTTTAACAAATATGACTCAAAAATATTCCAATTCGATTTTTTTATTATTGTGGAAGAAATCTGCTTCACCCCATACTTTACCAAGCTCTCGTCTTTGAATCTCTTTTCAAGAGAGAACAGACTCTCAAAATAGTGGTGAATGTCGTCTCGTTGCTGTCGCCGAGCTGATGAAACTGAAAGCCGCTTGATCGCATATTTCCAAGACTCTTCCACAAGCTCTTTCGTTTCAATAATTCGCGTCTTCGACGCATTAACCTGAAGCTGATAGTCGCTTACCGCCCGGGTAACTGCAGCAAGCGCGCGCTCGGCTTCTTCGCGCTTGCTGAAGAAGAAAAAGAAATCATCCACGTAACGAAATCCACGAGGTACGCCTCCGAGCGTCTGAATGATCTGTTCATCAATTGCAACAGCAACCGTTTCAGCCAGGATATGTGACGTGTCCGGACCAATCGGCAAACCGATAGTCTGCCCATCTTGGACACCCATTGAGCGACCATCCAAAATATTACCAAATACAACGGGAATTTTTGCTTTATTGGCCTTTGCAACTGCCTTGGTATGGAGCGCCCATGGGATTACGTGCGTATAGATCGTAGGGAAAAATGCTGAGACATCTGTGATTAAGGCATATCTGAATCCAGCTGCCGCAGTTATTTTCTCCTCGTAGAGCTCGCTAAATTTTGGAATCGTAATAGCACGCAAACCACCAGCGATGACGGGCGTGCTTTTCGACAACGGACTCTTTGCGTAATGGGCCTGGATCTGAGCCCAATACTGAGTAATATCGCGCGCAAGGTAGTAAAACGAAATGGGATTCAGAATTGCCGTTATCCGGCGGTAGTAGGACGATCGGGGAACGGAAAAGCGCTCGAACAAAGTGCTAGGTGGCGTGCCTATAGCATCCCACTGCGCCTGGAAGTTTGGCAGCTCATTTGCGAATGTCTCGGACGTAAAATTCGGGGGGAGTTGGACGGGGAGATAGCCTCTGGAAAGCAAGTCCTCAAACATCGCCATGAGTTTCACCGCTCGTTTTTTGAGAATTGCATGATACAGAAATTTTCTCGTGGGCAAGCCTTCCCAATGTTCCGTACCCGGTCAAAAACTGCCTCTCACGTCGGCCCCTAAGTTTGGTGACGACCGTCCGGAGTTTGCCGGCTACTACTCGACAAGATTATCGGTTCCCCATCAGGCCTCATACTGCGTTCAACGAACGCTTAGCACGCGGTTGTCCGGTTGCCGATGGCGTTACGATGCATACTCTCAACCCGCATCAATCCTCGAGTAATGATGAAAGCGCGAGTGCTAACGGCCAGTTGCCTCTCCGGATGTGTCTGATATCGGATCGCGGGTTAGCCATTCAATTCGACGATCTGCCACTTTACCGAGTGTCGAAAAGCCGCCGCAGCGCCGCTTGTGAGCTGCTTCCAAGTAAAGCGAGAGGAATTCGAACTGGTGCATGGTGTGCCAAAAAGCTTTGCCTCCAGCGCATAGTGATCCCCCAAGTTTCTGCCCAGCTTGCGCTACTCAACTCACCTTCATCCATTCCGGCTCGCCGGGCGAAATCGATGTGACCGCGCACAGTCTGGACACGCCGGAGTCCGTCCCGCTGACCGCCCCTCACGTACGCATAGCGAGCAAATTGCCGTGGGTCTATCTAGCCGAAGTATCTAGGGCGACGATCACCATCATAAGTGCCGTCCGTTCTGCGGCGCCCGGCCTCCTAGCAACAGTGGCCTAAAGGGTATCCAGACGGCCTCAATGTGCCTATGTATGGCAGGACGAGGAGCCCCAAAAGAAGAAAAGCCGACAAAAGCCGGCTTTTTCAATGTCCCGCCCACATCGGCACGACACGGACAACACTGTTCAAAATACCACTGCATGCCGATAAACCATAACGTGGCCCATCGGACAATAAAGCATAACCTGTCAAAGTGGCCAACTTATGCTTAACGGCACAGAATGCCACGGGGAAAGCACCAAAAACCCTGGTGGGCCGGGTGGGAGTCGAACCCACGGTGTCCTTTCGGAGGCGGATTATGAGAGCGCCGGAGAATTTCCGAAAATGGCCCTATGTCATTGAATTTAAACAACCATCACCCGCGCCGGTCAGCTTGGGTAATGGGCTCAAATCGGGGTGTTTCAGGGTGCGGCTGACGCACCCTGGGCACATTTTGGGCACACGTCAGTCGCGCGCCCCTCTGTCCGGGCTGGGCGCAGCCTCAACCGTATTCGCTGCCGTCAACGCATCGTAGTCGCGCTCGCACTGCTCGCCGGCGATCCGGGCGGCGTCAGCGTACGCAGCCAGTTCGCCCGCTCGATCGTCAGCCCGGCCGAGCACGTCGGCGAGCAGATCGAGGGCGTCGCCGGTTGCCGGGCTTCCGGCGGCAGTGGCGGAATGCCCGGCGGTGCGGGCGGCGGCGATGAGCTGGGTGACACGCTGCTGCAGGCCGCCAGCGGCAGCGCGAGCAGCAAAAGCATCCGCAAGCGCGGCGGTACGTTGGGCGTTCGCATCTTTGGCGATCTCCGATTGAGCCGCGGTGCGGCGTTGCTCTTCCGCTCGCGCGGCTTCGACGGCGCGCGTCTGCGCGGCCGCATCCAGTTCCCTGTCGTGCGCATGCGCGGCCTGCTCCGCGAGCAGTGCGCGGTCCTCCCATACGTATGCGCCGCCCGCGCCAAGCGCGAGGCCGAGCACAGCAGCCGCGAGGCCTGTGATCCAGTAACCGTTCATCGGGTCATTCTCCAAGGCATGCCGCGCGCTCGGCGCGGCGTCGGGTGTAGATGCCGGTACAGCCGCTGGATGCGACCGAGCAGTCGCGACCGCCGGTGAAGCGCCACTTCAGGAATTCGTCGCACGCAGCCGGGAAATCGGCGGCCGCGTACCGCCGGCGCAGCGTCGAGCTGCGATAGCTGCCGAGGCCGGCGTTGTAGGCGAAGTCGATCACGGCGACTTTCTGGCCGTCGGTCAGCGCGTCAAAGCCCGGCGTCATCGCGCGCACCGACGACGCGTAGCCGGCGAGGCTGCTGTCGAGGATCTGCTTGCACTCGGGCAGTGTGTATCGCTGCATCGGTACGTCGGTCTCACCGAAACACACCGTCTGAACGCCGCCGCCGAGCTGGTCGGTGTACGGCGCGAGGCGCACGCCTTCGTTGCCGCCGGTGAAGCTGATCGCCGCAGCGGCCGCCGTCGCGCCGATGACGGCCACGAGCCCCTTCTTCTGTGGTCGGAACGGCATCAGTCGAACTCCGGCTGCCGCAGGTATGCGCCGACGATGCCGAGCAGGCTGATCACGCATGGCACGGCGAGCACGACCCACAGCGGCAACCGGTCGATCCACGCATCGGGCAGCGCCGACCACGCGCCACCAGCAGCCGACAGCGCCGTCGAAGCGATCAACGCTCGCACGGAGTGCCGGCGGTGCGCGGTGCGCCAGCGCCTGCTCAGCATCACGCACCCCACTTCTTGAAGCCGCCCCCGGCACCATAGGCGCCGAGCATGATCACGCCCAGCACCACCCACTTCCAGGCAACAGCCAGGACGCCCTTGCCGACGTTGAGATACAGCCGCCGCGCGATGTTCTCTTCCAACTTTGCAGCAAGCGCCTCAACATCTGCGTCCGTGAGCGTTCGCTCTTCGTTCATCGTTTTCCCCGTGAAAATCATGGCTTATAGGCCGCAAGAAATACGGTCGAGCCGTCGTTGATCTTGATGCCGACGCTGCCGTTCGGCGTGACAACGGCGCCGAACCCCGCACCGATCTTCACGTAGCTTCCGGGCCCTTTCGGCAGAAGTTGAAGGTCAATCACGGCGTCGCTTCCGTCTGCACCAATCGTTGCTGGATTGCCGGTTGCGCCGGGCTGCACATACACACGGTTCGCGCCGCTTGATCCCGGTCTGACTTCAAAGCGCAGACCCTCGCCGCCATTGAAATAGTGGTGCCCGTTGCCCACCACATCGAAGCGGGCGTCGGACTGAACGTTCGTCGTGAGCCGCGGCCCGAGCGTGCTGTTGTCGAAGATGAGCACTGGCTTGACCGGGCCGAGCGTGTTTCCATCGAGATTGAGGTTGTTTCCCTGAATGCGGGCCTGCCCCACTTCCTCGACGCCATAGCGCTCATTGCCCGTGGCATTCGAGTTGTGACATTCGATGTGGCCGTCTTCCACGGCATAGAACCCCGAACCGACGTTGTCGTTGCTGGTCGCGCCCAGCGCCCGCATCTGGGAGTTCGAATACGAAGCCATCCCCGCGAGGTTGCACCCTTGGGCTGTCGAGCCCGAGCAGTCAAGGCCGGAACCGTATTCCGCGAGATAACCACATCCCCAGCCGTTCGCGGTATCGGACGCACCGACGCTCGTGCCGCCCTGGCCGTTGATGAACGAATGGTCAAATGCCCACACGTTTACATCGCCGCCGTTCGAGACGTAGTGGCCCGGCGCATTGATATAGGAGTGATTGCGCGCGGCGATTCCGTAATACCAGTTGTTCACGCGCATGTTCGGCGCGTTCAGGATCTTCGCCCCATCAACCGCGAGGAGGCCGGTCCAGTTGTTCGACAGTCCGGGCTTCGACGGAAGGTCAAGCTGGAAGCCGCTCACGGTGCCCCACGTGTTGCCCTCAGAGCACACGATCAGGTCGAACGTTGGCGTCGCCGGCCCCGTCAGTACACAGTTCGCCGGCGTCGTCTGATTCCCAATCAGATGACAATTTGCGCCGAAAGGATGATTCAGCAGAATCTGCGACGTTGGATGATAGGTACCGTCGGCAACCTGGATTGCCACCGCTCCCAGGATGGCCCAACCCGCGATCGCGTCGAGCGCATCGTTGACCGTGGGGAAAAGCGCGCTCGGGACATTCAGCGTCACCGTCTCAAGAGCGCCCAGCAAAAGACGTTTGCCGACAGCGGCCGCTACCGCATCTTCCGCCGTATCGAAGTCGGCCAGGACGTAGATATCCCGCGCCTTGTCGAGGATCGTTCGCTCTACCGCTCCCGTGCCGAGCTGGGTGAATCCAACGAGAACGCTCCCGTTGTTTGCCAGCCAACCCTTCGAGACAGCATCTCCGTCCTGCGTAGGTGCGCCCAGTCCGGTCAAGCGTTGACCGTTCATGGGAATAGGAGCGACGGGATTGGTCTGCCCATCCTTCGTGATACAGTTCGACAGCCCGGCGGCGATGTCCTGTTCCTGCTGGAGCATCCGGGACGAGCTGATATCAAGACCCTGTGCGGCGTCCTGCTGCCAGTTGTAGAGCAGGTTGAACCTGCCCTGACCGTTAAATCCCATCGGAGCCTCCAGCGTGAATTCCGATTCGCATCTTGTATGGGCGTACACATGGGTGAACCCGTTCTACTGGGCTCATCAGTTGTGGCATTCGTGGATCGTGCAAATCGTTTTTCATTGGTGTCATCAACATCCCTTCCTCGCGTTCCTAGCGGCCATCGCCATTGGGTTGCCCGGCGCTTGGCTGGAAGAAAAAGCGAAGGCCCGCACCCAAGGCACGCGGGTACGCGTCATCGCCGATGAGGGAGCTGATGGATTGATTCGGGACGAGCGTGGCGGCCTGCGCACGACCATCGAGATACGGGAGCAACCCGGACGGGTTAAGAAGAAGATCCGCTAATTGCTGATTCAGGCGATTGCCCACCATCTGGCCGACGCGATTCGCGCCGCCCAGAATCCCGAGGCCGACCATCGGATGGCCAGCCAGCGTCGCGCCCAAAGCAGCCGCTGATTTCGCGGCGCTCCCCATCCCGCCAAAATTCGGTCCGTAGAGTTGGTTGGCAAGCCAGCCATTCGCGGCAAGGTTGTAGGCTGTATCGCTCCCGGGCGCGCGCATCGAATTGGAGATCGTCGAGCGCTGCAGGTCATGCCCGATGTTCTCCAGCGTCTGCTGCGCTGCCGGCTCGATGCCGAACTCCTGATTGCGCAGAGCGAGTCCCAACTGGTTCGCATAAGTCGGCGCGCTGATAAGGGGCGCGCCGCTCGTATTCAGTGAGCGGCCCAAGCCTCCGACGTTATTGACGATGCTTTGGCCGGCCTGCATCGAATTGATAGCGGGCGACAGCGAGGCGTATGTTTCGCGCGCCTGCCTGTATGACGGCGACACCTCGTCGAGCCAGTTCAGGTAGTCACGACGTGCCTGCCCGATGGCCGCTCGCTCCGTAGGGCCAAGCCGGGTGTTTTCTTGTGCGCTTGCCTCAAGGTCATCGAGGCCGAGCTTCATGTAATGGAGCACATCACCCGATATTTGCGGCGGCGCGCCCGGAGTTGCAGCGCGCGTCATGAGCTGCTGGAACAGAGGCGCTCCGTTGAAACCAACGCCCCCGGTCGGAACGTTCGTGTATTGCGCAGCGGCGGCTTCCGTGCCGGGAATGATGCCCCGATTGCCTTCGTTCTGAGCGATAGCGACGCCGCGCGCAAGGGCCTGCTGCATCGCCGGTCGCTCCATCAGCGATTCCAGCTCCGGCGCGACCTCATACATACCTGCGCGCGCCTGATCGTAGATCGGCTCGACGGCCGCATTGCGAGCGCGCAAGGCCGCCTCCAGGGTTGCCGGCGTCTGCGCAACTCCCGTTAATGCATCCCATCGCGCCTGATTGTTTTGTGCCTCGCGTTCCGCGAGCGACTGCGCAAAGCCCGGGATGCCGGTTCGCGCTGCCTTCTCAGTTGCAACGAGCGTCGGCGTGCCCGCAACCTGTGCGAGCGTCGGCGTAGAGCCATCGACATAGGTCGGAGCATTCCGGATGCTGCTCGCCACGTCTGCCGCTTGATTCCCGACGGCACCGGCAAGCCCGTTGCCAACGTAGGAGCGCGGACTCAGAACCGGCTGAAGAGCATTCTGGACGCCCGAAGCGGTGCGCGTTGCGATGGCTGCGCCAGCAGGCAGCAATGCACCCAAGCCCGCACCTACGCCGACATGCTTGAAATCTTGAAGGCCGGTCGACTGCATCGGATCAATCGGCGCACCGGTCGCCATGATTGCGCCGTTCGTCGCGTTGCCTGCTCCAGCCGCCAGCATGCGGCCGAGCGCGCCACCCATACCCGGCAACGCGCCGACGCCGGCGCGCACCGCATTGCCCGCGCGCATGACGCCGCCGAGCGGCAATGCCATCGGGGCGACTACCGCGACTACCTGCTGACCCGGGGTCGCGGTGCGCTCGAACTGCTGGTCGGCCGCAGCCTGCGCCGCCGTGTCGCGATTCGCGGTGTCGGTGAGCCAGTTGCCGACGGCCGAGCCCTGCACTCCGGGGACGAGATTCGCGCCCCGCGCGACGTTGCGCTCAGCGAAGTTCGCAGCGTTGCTGAACATGCTGCCAACGCCGTGCGCGGCCGCGGATGCGATATCGCCGAGATCTCCTAGCGTGCCGGGCGCTGCGCCGCCGGCGGCGAGATCGGCCGCGAGATTGTCGGAGGTTGCCGCCGGCCGCGCGACAGGTGTCGCAACGTGCGCAGGCACCGCTACCGCAGCGGGCGCTGGCGACCCCGCACCGAGCCATGCATCCACCGGATCAACAGGCGCAGACGCGGTTGCCGGCGCGGTGGCGCTCGCCCCGAGCCAGTCGTCGACGGCGCTCATTGCACCCACCCGTTCTGGAGCGCGGCCGCGGTTTTCGTCCGGAGATTCGCGGCATCAGGCTGGGTCTTGAGAAACGCCTGACGCTCCGGAGGCGTCATCTGCTGCATCTGATAGATGCGCGGGTCGTAGTTCTTGCGCCAGAGGCTTTCGAACTGGTTCAGGTTCGAGGGGTTGTTGCCGTTCTGTGCGACCCACTGGTCGGCCGCATTCGCCTTCGCCTGCAGCGCGAGTTCCTGCGCCTTCAGCTTCGGGATCACTTCGACCATCGCCTTGTTCATCATGTCCGGCGTCGGCGTGCCCTTGAGCACCGTGCTCAGTTGCAGATCGGAGCCGGTCCCGCCGAGCGCCTTCTGGTACTGCTGCGCGAGGTTCGACATGTACTTCTGGAGCACCTGCGCGTTCGCCACGTTGTCGTTGCCGAGTTGCAGGTTCGACGGCAGGTTCTTGTTGATCTCCGCGATCCGGTCGAGGCGCCCGCTCCAGCCCGGGCCGTACTGCGTCGTGCCCTGCGCGAGCGCGAGCATGTTGTCGAGCGTGTTCGCGCGGTCCGCCGACGTCGACGCCATGTCGGTGAGCGACTTGTAGCTGTTCGCGTTGTTGGTCGCGAGCGTATTGGCGGCTGCCGTCGCCCCTTGCGGTGCAGCGGCGAAGACCGGGCCGCCGGACGCTACCGACGCGCCGCGCGTCGACGCCTGCGGCTGCCCGGCGAACACCGCAGCAGGACCGTTCTCGTGCAGCATGATCGCGGTGCCGATCGCCTGCCGCTGCGCCGGATTCGTCAGGTCGACGGGGGTGTCCGGCGAAATGCCGAGCCGCGTCGAGACGTCCTTGATGTACGCCGGCGCGTTCGGCGGCGAGCCGACCCACTTCGTGATGACGCCGGACAGCGTGCCGGTGCCGGGCTGCCCCGCGTAGCTCGCGAGGTTCGCATCCATTTTCGCGAGGCCCGTTTGCATGTCCGGATAGCTCGCGACCGCGCCGCCGGGCGACACCGCGCCCGGGTTGTTGTTGCGCAGCGGGAGGGGTGCAGCAGGCGCGCCACCCGCACCCTGCGTCGCCGCGGCGGTCCGGTTCGTGACCGGCAGCGGATTGCCCTGCGCATCGACGCCCGCGTATGGCAGCGCACTGCCTTCGCCGGCCGCGTGAGCGTATGCCTGCCCCTGAGCGACTTCGGCCGCACCCGGCATCGGCGCCACGCCGGTGAACTGACCGTTCGCGTTGAACTGCGGGACGGCGCCCGCTGGCACCGTGGGCAGCCACGTCAACTGCCCCGTCACCGGGTCTTTCATGTAGCCGCCCGGGCGTCCAGAGACCGGCGGCACGTAGTTCGCCTTGAAGAGCGCCCCGGCATTCGCCTGTGCCGGATCGATACCGGCGGCGTTCGCCATTTTCGTGGCATCGGTCGGCGCCCCCCAGTTCGCGAGCATCTGGCCGTAGGCCTGCGGCCCGACGGTCGCGAAGATCTGCATCGACTCGGCCGGCGTCTTCCCGGGGAGCGTGAGTGGACCGCCATGTGCAGCGATGGCCGGCGACGCGCCAGCGAGTGCCGCACCCAGCTGCGGGCCGGTCGGCGCGCCGATGCCCGGCACCGGATACGACTGCACGCCCGGACCAGACTGGCCGCCCGTCATGCCGCCGGCGTCCGTCGATGGCGCGGCGGTGCCCTGCTGCGGTTGCGCAGCACCCTGCGGCCCGGCGCCGAACGCATTGCCGTACATCTGCGCCATCAGCTGTGCCTGCTGGCCCGCGGCGTCACGCGACATGGTCGCGCCGAGATAGCTTTTCGCGAGATTCGCGATACCGTTCAGCGGGCTCTGGCGAAACGCGACACCACCGGCCGTCGCGTTCGGCGCGTCGAGCGGCTGCATACCCTGCGAGAGCAGCGCCTGCCCGAGCATCTGCCGCTGCTGGAGCTGGATGAGGTTCTGCTGTTGATCGGGCGCGAGCGTGGCGAGCAGCGGATTGCTGAGCAGGTCACTGCCGAACGGAGAGCCTGCCATCTCACGCCCCTCCGCGGGCGAGCATCGCACCCAGCAACTGCGGATTGATCGTAGGGGCACCTTGCGCTGGCGACAGCATGGCGACCGGATTCGCATACGCTGATTGCGCCGGCTGCGACTGGATCTGAGGCCGCTGCATCATCTGCTGGAGCGCGCCGATCCCCTGCTGGGCGAGTGCAGCCCATGGCACGCCGCCCGAGTTCGAGTCCGGCATCGAAAATTGCGACGTGCCACCGGCAAGTGCGGAAGCATCCGGCGAAACGCCGGGCATCGTAAAATTCGGGTTGTAGCTCGCCTGCTGATCCGGCTGCATGGCCCCGAATCCGAAAAGAGACGACGGATACATGTCAGACCTCCAGCGCGGCGTCGTAATTCACCGCGTCATAGCCATTCGGCAGTCGCATAACGGCGCCCGGACGGATGGAGCGCACTTCGTCGGCCATGACGCCGACATGCGGCGCTCGACCGGGCGCATCCCACAGGTAGCGGAAGCGATAAAGAGGCAACCCGTTATCGGCCGTGCCAATGCGCTTCACGTCTGTTTTCAGGCGACGATCAGACATGCTGAGCGCGAGAATTCCGGCGCCCCCGAGGCCGAACAGTCCGTTCATCGTCGAATTCGAGGAGGCGACGTCTGCGTTGTAAGCATTGAGTTGCCCCTGGTACTGGTTCTGGAACGCCTGAGCGATGTTCGCGGGCGATGCCGACGACGAGGCCGTGCCGGTATAGCCCGGCACAAGCGACGCGAGCGAGCCGAGTTCGCTATAGGGCAATTGCCCCAGGTTCGCCTCGTAGCCGTACAGCGAGCCCAACTGACCCAGTACGCCCTGCTGCGCGTTCAACTGGTTGATGCCGAGCTGCTGCCCCTGCGAGATCGCGCTGTCCATCGCCTGGCTGTTGGCGAAAGTCTGGCTGCGCGTCAGGTTTCCCATCGCGTTGTCGTAGGCTTCGCTGCCCGGCGTGAGACCCTGGTTTGCAAGCTGTGCCTGCGTCATCTCGGTCTGCTGCTGTTGCTGCGGTTGCAGGTAGGCCATCTGCTGCTGGTACATGGCGTTCGTACCCTGCTGCGCGGCCTGCTGCGCGGCGTTCGGATCGATCGACTGCGTGAGCCCCTGGATGCCCGCCAGCGCCTGCTGGTTGATCGCCGTGCTATTGCCTGCCTGCGAAAGGGCCGCGCCGAGCGCCTGCGAAAGTTGCGGGCTCGCGCTGATCGACGTGTTGTAGATCGGCGCGCCCGTGTTCGGGTCGGTACCGGTCTGCGTCGTGGTCTGCGAGCCGAACGGGTTCGAATAGTTGTTGAGGTTCAGCGCCTTGTTATAGGCGGCCGTATCCTCGTTCGTTTGCGTCGTCGCGCCAGCGACCTGATAGGGATCCGGAGCTTGCGGCGCGGAACCGCCCTTGCCCCCTTCCAGCGTCGCGGGCCGGTTGCGGAACGGCGCGCGCCCGAACGCGCGCAGCGGAAGATCAGGCAGCTCGAAGTTGTGCCGCATGGGCGCCCCCATCCAGAAAGCGGCACTCGCTCGCGAGCATCCCGTACACGATCAGGTCGCAGCCGTCCGTCGCGCCCTGTCGCAGCATCCCCTCGCGGCGAAAACCCAGGTGCTCGTCGAAGCGCTGCGCGGCCACGTTGTCCGCTCGCACGAGACCGGTGACGCGCCGGCATTGCAGCTGCACGAACGGGTAGGCGAAGCACGCGCGCAGGTAGTCGCGCGTCATCCAGTGGCGCGAGCCATCGGACGCGACATGCATCAGCACGGCAGCGCCGGTGAAATAGTTGAAGACGACGCCCGCCACGAGATCGCCATCGCGCGCGAGGCCGATCGCGCTGTAGTCGCGGTATCCGTCAGGTTCGTCGGTGCGGTCCGCCACGAAGCGCATGACGCGCTCGGGCTGGTCCCAGATGATTCGCTTCATCAGGAAGTCCCTGATGCGCGGAAAGACGCACGCCATGAAAAAGACACGCAGGCATCTGCACCGCGCATCTTTTACCTGCCCGTGAGGGCTACGGCATGGAGATGGAAAACTCGATTGCGCCGAGTGTAGGCAACGGGAAAATTTCTAGAAAGAGGGGATGCGCTGCGGCTCGAACGTGAACGTCACCGACTGGATCGAGAACTGGATGCCGATCGTCTGCGTGCGCATGCGATAGGTCGCGGCATAACCAAGGCCGTCGATGCTCTGCCATTCCGTGTTGTAGCCGCTGTCGCCCTTCCATGGCACCTGATCCCATGGCGTCGTATCCCACGGCGTGCGCCGGCCGAATGAGAGCGTCGGATAGGCATCCGGAATGCTCTCGTCGAAATCGACACTGGCATCGATCTGCGGCGCGAATGGCGCGTTCGACTTCAGGATCGGCCGCATCATCTTGAAATGCTTCTGCACGCCGCGCGAACCGAAGTAATTGAAAGCCGGCTTGATGTCGCCAATGATCGCTGCTCCACCATCATCCGCGCCCACATCCGCCTGCGCCACGAAGCCGGCACCCCCGAAATACAGCCCCTTGTCCGAATAGCAGAAGCAGAAGGCATCCCATCCGGTGAAGCGGCACCATGCCGACGTGATCGTGTTCATCACATACTGGTACGAGGTCTCCGTCTCCAGCGTCGGTACGTTCAGGATGATCTTGTTGCCTTCCGGAAACAGGATCGGCTGCCAGCCGAAGTTGTCGCCGTAGACCATGACATCGCTGTTCACCGACGGCATGATCTTGTTCGTGATCGCGATCGAGGTCTGCTCGCGATCGGTCAGGAGCGCCTTGCTGAGCGGCACCAGACCGTCCGCCGTGATGAACACGACGTCGGAGCCGAACTTCTCATAGAAGCGCCGGCCGACCGGCGCGCCGATGCGAAAGCGCGCCGAGATCGAGAACGTGCTGGACTGCGCCGGATCGGATCCCTGATAGACGGCCACCTCGCCGCGCGAGGAAACAAAACAGATGTACTCGTTGAGCCCTGCCGTGTCGTCGATGTTCCACGTCGCGATGCCCTGCAGGAATCCGCCCATCAGCATCTGCGGCCCGACGTCGAACGCCGTCGCGGGGCCACTGACAGCGGAGACGCCGAGATACCACGTCCTGAACGTGCCGGCCTGCGTAAACCATAGCCGGTTGCCCCACGACGTGACGTGCACGAAGGTGCGCGGATCGACGCCTGTCACGCTCCACATGACGACGTAGGTGCCGACGGCCGTGGCGTCGCCGCCCGGGTCGCTCGCGAGTGTGAAAGTCACCGTCACATCGTCGACCACGGTCACGGTGAAGAGCCCGTTGTACGCGGTCGGCGTGGCACCGCTGAGTGTGATCTGGTCGCCGGTCGTCAGGCCGTGCGCCGCCGCTGTTACCAGCGTCGCGGTCGTGCCCGATGCGGTGATCGACGAGATGTCCTGCGCGTCGATATTCCTGACGGTGTGCCATGTCTCGCCGTCATAGATCAGCGGCCAGTCGACGCCGTTCACCATCCACAGGAACTGCGCGCCGGCGTTCTCGAAGTTCGTCGATTGCCAGCGTGAGTTCGTAAGACCGGCGATCACCGGTGCGCCGACATCAGCTTTCGCGGTCGCATCGTAGACCGAGCCGCCGGCAAGCGCGAAGAGTTTCTGCTGGGTACCGCTGCTGTAGGAGGCGAGCGTTTCGACATTGCCAGCGATCGCGGTCGCCCATCGTCCATAGCCGTTGCGCAGCGGCACCGCGCCCGGGCCGGGGAAGTAATTGTCGAGGATCACCGCATCCGTCGGCGGCATCATGTCGACCGAGTTCAGCGTATTCAGGCCGCCGACGGGCGGCGGAATCGAATCGGTCGTGATGCGCGTCGCGCGATTGGCCGGCCGGCGCATGTCAACTGCCGAAACCGGTATCCGGCACGTTCGCGGAGCCGAGCAGCACTGGCGGCTGTGCGCGCGCATTGATCGGCAGCACACGCATTCCTGCGCTTCGCGCGAGCGCCGTCTCGACGGCGCGCTCGTACTCCTCGTGCGATACGGTCGAATCGAGACCCTTGCGCATCAGGAAACGATCGAGCGCGCCAAGGATGAACAGCTTGTCCTGGAGCACCGGCGTGTCGGTGTCGGCGGCCCATGCGGTTTGCGGAACGCCGGCGGCCGACTGGCACCAGCCGGTGGAGTAATATTCCATCACGAGGCGATCCTGCGAGCCGGGAACCGGATTCACGAAGAACCGGCCATCCATGATGCGCCATCGAAGGCGTGGGCCGGTCGGGCTGATCCCGGACTTCAGGACCTGCCATTCCTGTGCGCTCAGCGGGCCGACGAGTTGCCAGCGAAACGAGCGGTCCCAGCCTGTCTGCGTGATGAAGTGGTCGACGTCGTCGGGAAACTCGTAGCTCTCGTTGCCGAACGAGAAATCGGTGTCGCTCGAATCGACGGCCGCCGGCAGATCGAGCGTGATCTGCGACGGGCTGTCGATGCTGAGGATGGTCGCTCCATACGGCAGCGCAGCGCCGCTCGCGATCATGCCCGTTTCGAGGTCCGCAGTGGTCGTCAGGTTCGTGATTACCGGCGAGCCCGCTGTCGCGTCGCCCGTAATGCCGCCGAATCCGACCAGCTGGAAGGCCCATTCCTTCCGCAGGACCTGCCATCCCTCATTCTGCCCCCCGCGTTCGGACAATTCCTCGCCAATGCGAGTCATGTGCACCAGCATCTGGCGCACCGTGTTGTCGGTGTTGCCGATCACCGTCTGAGGCTGCGGAAGACCGAGATCCGTCATCACCTCCTGAACCATCTTCAGGAGGGTTTTCTGGCCGCGCGACGAAAGCGGCTGCGTCATTTACGCCGCCTGCTGTTTCGCCGACGACTTGACCGCCTTCTCGCCCTGCGCCGCCTGCGCTGCGGCGATCTCCTGCACCTGGCGCTTCAGGTCGGCGATTTCGAGGTCGCGCTTGTCCAGTTCGACACGGAGGGCAACGACCTCGCGGCCGCCGGAGGCCTGCGCAAGCCACGACTTCGCCTGATCGCGGAGTTCGCGCGCGCCGAGCCACGTCAGCGCGCTGTCGGGCAAGCTCGACAGCTGCTCGACCGTGTGGATACGCATGCCCTTCAGCTCCATGGCCTGCGAGCGCGTGAGCGGACCCCACTGTTCGACCGGCGTGCCCTCCTGCACCTGCTCTTTCTGCGCCTGGAACGCCGCCCACTGGCGCGGGAAGCGCGTCGGGTCGGCTGGGCCGTAAGCGTCGTCGGTCATTTTCACCGGGCGGCAGATCTGTTTCGTGCGATCGCCCGGGAAGTGAATGTTGATGTAGGGCAGGTCCTTGTAGATCGGGCGCCCTTCCTTCTCGGATTCGAACTGCAGGTGAACCGGCCGCATCTCGAATTCGACATAGAGGCGGCTGTCGTCGCCGTGCTGCACGTGCAACTGGTTGCCGTGCTCGATGACCTTGGGGGTCGCGAAATCCATCTGTTTCTCCGGGAAAGAAAGGGCGGCCGAGGACCGGACGCCCGTGCCGATCAGGTGATCGCGCCTTGCGAAGTGGTGCGATTGAGCGTGATGACCGCCTGGGTGGCCGACAGCGTGACTGCCGTGCTGCCGGTGCCGAGCGTGACGCCGGGCGCGGTTGCGAACTTCGCGCCGAGCGCCTGCTTGCCGGCAACCGCCGCCGGACTGACGACGCCAGCCGCCTGCCAGTACACCGGATTGCCCGCCACCGGCGCGCCGGACACCGTCGCGATCGCGTTGCCGCCCACCTGGAACCAGCCCCACTGTCCCAAGGCGAGTTGCGCAACCGCGACACCGAGCGGTTCGCCCGTATTCGCGGTGCCGGCCCATGCAGCCGCCGAATTCACGATGGAACCGCCCGACAGCGACTGGTTGAACTGCACCACCGTGCCAGCCGCGATCGCCGTCGACGCCTTCGCGAAGACGAATTCGCCACCGCCGAGCACCGGGTCATAGCCGCGCAGCGTTTCGAACGAGAACGACTGCCGCCCGGCCCCCGTGCCGGCGACGAGATTCAGCGGGCCAGGGCCGACTGCATCGACGTCGGTCAGCTTCACGGCCCCCAGCAGCGGATCGTATGCGATGAAATTCATGATCCGCTCCTTATGCGCCGAGCACGGCTTGCAGACGGCGATTCGACACGGTCATGTTGCCGGCGAAGCCGACGAGCTTGACCATCGCGTCCTGGTTGACGGCGAACCGATCGTCGCCGATCGGCGCGAAGTTCCGGTCGGTGTGCGGCCGGAAGTAGATGTAGTCCGTGTTCAGGAACTGCATCGTATTCGTCGGCGCGCCCCCGCCGAAACCGCCGTCGAGCACCACGTCGGCCTGCATGTACTTCAGCGAGTCGAAACCCGCCTGCGCCATCTCGTCGGACGTGATCCGCTGGATCGCCTGCAACGACTCCAGATACAGCCGGTAGTAGTTGTTGTCGGCGATGATCAGGTCCGGCTTGTCCGTGCCGCGGACCTGCTGGACATAGATGCGGTTCATGTACGATTGGATGTTCGCCGAGGTCGCTGCCGCGCCGCCATCGGTCGCCGCCGAGAACGCCGTGTTGCGCCAGAACGCGCCGATCGCCGTCGATGCGTCGATACCGCCCACGACGCCCGTCGTCGGCGTCGAGCTGACGAGCAGCGCGAGGCCGCCGATCTGCCGGCCGCCGTCGGCCGTACCGTCGGAGTAGCAGTCGAGCGCGATGTTATTGACCAGCGTCTTTTCCGCGTTGCGGATGCGGCTTTCGAGCAGGTCGATGATCGCGTCCTCGCCGCTGTTCTGCAGCTGTTCGAGACCCGAGATCGAGATCGCGACGGCGGCCTGTGCGTAGTTGAACTCCGCGCCGGTGAACACGTCGGACGGCGAGATGTTCAGCGCCTCGTAACCGCTGTAGCGCTTGAACGTGCCGTTCTCGGCATATTCGAGTTCCTGGACGATCGTGCGACCGCCCGAAACGGGCTTCACGTTGCCGCGCCGGCGCAGCCGGAACAGCAGCGCATTGTTTTTCGTCACGTTGTCCGCGAGCTTGCCGGTGCGGTTTCGCAGCGTCGTCGTGACGATTTCCGTCAGGGTGCTGGACGGATTCAGAAGTGCCATGATGTCGGCTCCATTTGCGAATTCACGAGGTCACCGCGCGAAGATTCGCGCGGAGTTCATCGCGCAGGGAGCGGTCGGGATCGGCGGCGGTCTTCGAGACGGTCGCGCCCGGAGATCCACTGATCGAGACACCTGCCCTGCGTTTCGCATCAGCCTTGGCTTTCGCTTCGGCTGCCCGCTTCGCTTCGTCGCTCGCCTGCTGGCGAGTCAGAAGCGTGGAACGAACATCGGGATTGGCGTTGCACGCCATGTCGTAGGCTTCCTGCAGATCCTTCGCCACGCCGCCATTCAGCAGGCTCGCCATGACCGGGCGAACCTGCTCGAAAAACTCATGTCCGGGATCCGCAGCGAAAGCTGCGATATGGTTGTGCAGCACCCCCTGGGTTTGCTGATGCTGTTGCTGCTGCTGGGTCGCCAGAAAGCCGTTCACACGCGCAAGCTGCTGCTGCAGTGATTGCACCTGTGGATCGACCTGCTGCTGACCCTGCGCCACCTGGTTCAGGTCGACGCGAAACTGTTGCGCCAGTTGCCGAAAGAGCGCCACGCGCTGCTCAGCGTCCCCCGCGCGCAGCACGTATGCCGTCTGGAGAAGGTCGCGCACGGCGGCGATCGGCTCGCCCCCTTCCGCGCGGATCGTCGGCAGATACGGCGTGACGGCCTCCGCGAACTTGCGGCCAACGGAGGCATCCGCGCCGAGGCGCGTGATCGCGCTGTGCACTTCCTCTTCGCGGCGCGCGATGACCGCCTGCGCTTCCGGCGGGATCTTCTCCCAATGGGCCTGCTCAGTCGCCTTCCACGAAGCCGGCGGCTTTGCCTTCGCCGGATCGGTCGCCGTAGCCGCGGAAGTGTCGTGCGCGGGCGCGGCGACCGCAGTCGATTCGGTGCCCGCTGACGGCGCACCATCAGCCGATGTAGGCGCGGCGGCTGCCTGCGTCGTCGATTGCGACGTCGCGTCCTGCTGCGCCGCCTGAATATCGGCCAGATTCCGGCTCAGCTCCTCGCGCAGCGAAAGCTCACCCTCCGAGCCGCCGCTACCGTGCTCCGCCGTCTGTTCGCTGCCGCCGTCCACGCTCATCGGGAATCCCCACCTTTCAACATGAGGGCGATGCTAGGTAACGGGAAAATTCGGCGCAATGCCAGCCGGCGACGGATTCGCGCCCATCGGAGGCGCGCCGGCAGCCGGCGGGGGCGCGCCCGGCGACGGCATCTGCGGCTGGTGCGCTGCCGCGAGGCGTTGCAGGGCGCGCATTTTCGCCGCCTGTTCGGCCTGCTGGAGCAAAGGCAGCAGCCGCGGCATGAATGACCCGATCATCGCGTGCTCCGCAGCACGTCACTCGTCGCGCGCGCGAGGTCGCCGCGTACATCGAAGTCGCCGCGCACATTGTCGGGTCCCGGATTGCGGCCGCCGGTCTCGTTGCCGATCTCGATGTACCCGTTGCGCTTGAGGAATTCGCGGTGCGCGCTCCGGCTGTTGATCACCGGCACCTCTCCGGTCGCCACGTCCACTGCAATGGCGCGATACGAATCAATGTCGGGAGCGACCATGGGCGCCACGATCTTGCGGACCATCGGCGCATCGCAATGCGTCGGCAGGTCGCGATCGCGATCGGCGACCGCGCGAAAAATGTCTTCCTCGTGACCACACCGCGCGGCACATTGCAGACGATACAGAGGCATCACTGATTCTCCAGAAGGGGTTGCGCGGCCGCGCTCGACTGGGCCGCCGTCAATGTCGCTCCCGCGGCGATCTCTGCCGACTCAACCTGCGCGGCGGCCTTGATCGAGGCGAGGAGCAGTTGCAGCTGGCCTTCGAAGGCGACGCGCTGCTGTTCGAGCGTGGATTCGTTCGCCGCGCGCACCGTTTCGAGGTGTGCCTGCAGCTGCGCCTGCGTGCGTTCGGCGATCATCTGCGCCTGCCGCTCGACCATCGCCAGTTGCGCTTCCTGCTGTCGGTCGGCCGCCGCAGCACGCTCGTCGGCAGCAATCTCGGCCAATTTGCCCTGCAGCGCAGCCTGATTCTTGCCCTGCGCGATCTGGACGTCCGACTGCGCTTTCATCTGCGCCGGGTTCGGCTGCGGATTCGAAGCCGCCTGTTTCGCGCGCGCGACGAGCTGATCGACGGTCTCCTGCAGGCTCGCTTCCAGTGACTTGCCGACGGGGAACGCGCGGACCGCGAACATCAGCATCTGGCCGAGCAGCGGCACGAGCGTGGGATCGGCGTTCGCCGCCGCGGTGAGGAAGTCGCCGACCGCCTTCAGCAATTCGGTGCGGTCCGCCTTTTCCTGCAACTGGTTCATCTTCAGCGTCGAGTCGGTTTCGATGTCGAGCCGGTAGTGGCGGACTGTGGTGTTGTGCAGGAGCGCGGCCACCTCTTCCCACGTTGGCTCTTCGAACGGCTGCTTGAGATCGTCCGGCAACTCGCCGCCGAGCGCGCGGATGCGGCTCGCCACCTCTTTCTCCATCGCCGTCATCAGCGCGTAGCCGGAGATCTCGGCGAGCGTGTCGACGCTGAAATGGTTCGCCATGATTTCGGCGATGAGCGAAACAGCGTCGCGCGCGAACCGCTGCACGTCCGCCTGTATGTCCTCCAGACGGATCGATACGAAATTGGCCTTCAGCTGCTGCGCGCCATATGTCTCGTTCGGATCGCTCGCGCCCCGCACGATATCCGACATGCCGGTAATCTCGTACAGGTCCTGCTTCACCTTCTCGCGCGCGTCGTACAGCGTCAGCAGCGTCTGCGCCAGATCGGCCATCGGCAGCATCTGGACTGCACCGACCAGACCACCTTTCTCAGCGAACGCCGCCCAGGCATCCACCGGGACCAGCACGTTTTCGAGGCCCTCCGACAGCAGCCGCTCCAATCCCGGCGCGCTCGCATCGCGCACGCCAGCCGCCTTGATCGCGCGCGTGAGCAGCGTAATGCGGCTCGTGAGTTCGTCCAGCTCCCCGGCCTGATCCTGATACATCACATAGTCCGGAACCGGGATCACCGAATCGTTCGCGCCATTCGGCAGCAGCGGCCGGGGGCAGGGGAAAAAGCCCTCCAGTCCGAGCGGATCGTCGCGAACGTCCAGCGGCTCCGGATGCACGCGGCTGATCCAGATCGCGGTCATCGTGTCCTTGTCCCAGATCTCGTAGATACGCGCCTTCTTCTGGTATTCGGTGACCGCCTGCCCCTTCAGGTCTTCGGGCTCGTGATCGAGGGGCACAGCGTTGCCCTTCTCCGGACCGAATCGCTTCACGAGTTGGCGTCGCGTGAGATACGCGACGCGCCAGACGGCCGTCACTTCCTGCCACGTTCGCGCAACGGTATGTCCGAAGTCAGTCCAGTGCACATAGTCGACGTCTACTTCTTCATAGTCCAGCTCCTGCACCGGCTCACCGTCGGCGGTCACGTCCTGCGCGACGTCGTTCGACTCGTTCGCATCGGCATCGTCGTCCACCTCGAACCCCTCGCGCGCGACGTAGTCGTTCGAAGCATCCGACGCGTCGCGCCAGTGCGGCACGTATCGCAGCCAGAGCGTGCCGCGGCCGGGCAACAGACGGTCCGTGACGCACTGGCGCATGATGGCGCGAAAATCCACCTTCTCCAGCACGTAGCTCGTCGCACGCTCCAGCACTTCACATGTCACGCGCCCGACCGGATCGGCAGCCAGAAACCGACGCTGAAAATCGGGCTTCGGGTTACGCGAATAGAGCGCCGGCAGCAACGTCTGCACGTTCGACCACAGGATGTTGTAACGCGACACCTTCTCTTCGCGCACATTGCGCTCGTCCTTGTAGCGCCGCTCGATTTTCTTGCCCTTCGTTTCCCATTTGCCGGCCTGCTTCTGATAAAGCTCGATCTCCTTCGTCCAGCGATTCACGAGGGAGATTTCCGGCGTGCCGCCCTGCGGCTGCTCGATGTCGCTCATGGTCAGCCTGCGGTAAAGCCGACGGTCGCAGAAACCGTGCCGCCGATGACGATGTTCAACCCGTTCACGAACGCGAAGGGAAGCGGGATCCACTGGCCCGGCGTCGGCGTGAATTCGTCGACGAGGAGAGTGCCAACGCCGTCGGCCGCATCGTCGTAAATGGCAATCGTCGGCGTGCCTGTCGCCGCGCTCACGAAAATGCCGCCGAGCACGCCGTCGCCCGCACGAATGTTTCCGGACGCCGAGACGTGCCGGTACGAGTAGGCCTGCGTGACGTGATTCATATACGCTCCCGTTGAGCCGTAAGGTTGCTTTGCGCGGGCCAGAACACCTCTTTGGCCGTCATGTCGTGCAGGAAGCGCGGCTGCTCGACTGGAGCCTCCTGCGGGGGATTACGCCAGACGAGCGACAGATAGCGGAATGCGTCCGCCGCGTGGCTGGTCCAGTCGTGCACCGGCGTGTCAGTGAACATCTTCTTGTCCTCGTCCCACTCGCGGCGATAGGTCTTGAGCGAGTCGATGCCGAACGAACACCGCTCCTCATCGAAGTAGCATTGCTTGAGCGTCGCGCGCGCCGCCTGAATCCCGTCCTGCAGGCTGAGGCTCGGCACGATTCTCCCCTTTACGCCGAAGTCGGCCAGCTGCTCCATTGCCGAGCGTGCGGCTGCGAATGTCTTCGGGCGAGCATCGTGCGGAAGCCAGTGAGTGGCGTAGCGCCATGCAATCCGGTGAGCATGTTCGGGAAGCGACTCACCGAACGACCACTTCACGGGCTTGCCGTTCTCGCCGTACTCGTGCACGACGATCCGGCGACCATGGATCACTTCGGCGTAATGCAGCGGATCCTTGCCGGACGCCCGGTAATGGTCGATCAGCCGGATTTGCCCCCAGGCGACCTGATAGAACCAGATCGATGTATCGTCGGTGCGCCCGAGATCCCACGCGGTGAACACGGGCAGCATCGGGTCATAGGGCACCGCGCCGATCCGGCCTTCCTGCTGCGCGGCCGCCATCTCGCGCCCGTAGTACGCGCCGAGAATTGCGGCCTCAAAGCTGCACAGATATTCCTGCTCGTACAGCGCGTTGCCCTGATCCTCGCCGAACATCGAGATGTATTCGAGGCGGAACTGCTCAAGATCGGCTATCGAAAACCGGCCAGTCTTCAGGACGCTCGACACCTCCGCGAACCAGGCGGGATTGGCGCGCGCCATCTCGTACATCGCGTGCGCATGGTTCTTGCCGCGCGGCGTCGTGATGAACATCGCCCAGCCGCCGTTTTCGTCGAGGATCGGCTTCAGATAACCCCATGCGGCCGGATTCGCGAGCGCCCATTCCGACATGACCAGCCCGGCCGGCGGCGAGCCGACAAGGCTGTTGAAGTTGTCCGAGCCGACCACCTGCCACGTCGAGCCGCACTTGAGCTTGATGAACATCTCGTTCTCGCGCGTCGTCGTGCGCAGGGCTTCCGGAAACGCCTCATCAATCCGGCGCTTCCCCGTGTTGGGATTCACCGCTTCCCAGATGGCCTTGCGGGCCTGCGAGGCCTGCGGCAGCATGTGCCAGTAGGTCGCCACCCGATCGTGCGCCGCATAGCATGTCCAGTGCAGCGCGACATCGTCCTTGCCCCAGCGCCGGTGCGCGATGTCGATCGCACGCTTCCCGCCGCGGAGCATGTAATTCCACAGCCGCCCTTGATAGATACGGGGCGACCACTCGTGCGGCAGGATGATTTCGCCGCTCACTCCGGCATCTCCGGCGCGGGTTCGTTGTTCAGCTTCACGACCTGCACGGTCCCGGAATGGTTCAGGTCCGCCTGCAGCTTGTCGCCATACTTCTTCGGGGCGAGCTTCGATGCGTACCACTGGCGCGTGAGAACCTGAAGGCGGCGATGCTCGATCATGTCCGCCTCGGTCACCTCTTCGCCCCACTCCCTCGACACCGTCTTGGTCCCGAGCACCGGCGTGTCCGCGATCTCGATGCACTCCTCGGCGTAGAGGTCAGCCTGCGCCTCGCGCGCGTACGCGTACCTGGTACGAAAACCCTCGTTGTCCTTGTCCGCGAGCCATCCCAGCACCGTCTGCCGACCGGGCATATTCCGATCCTTGCAGATCGTGCGAAGGCTTTCGCCGTCGGCGATCCGCGAGCAGATCACCTCGGCGACGCGGTCGGAATATTTGCTCGGTCGGCCCATTGCTCACAGCAACTTGCGCAGCTTCGCCAGTTCGCTCACCACCTCGTGATGCGCGACTTCCAGTCCGTTGCGAACGTGGGCCTCGATGCGCTCGATCGACGCCTTCACGGCCGAGATTTCGGCCTCGGGCTCGCGAGCCGCAGCCGATACGTGGTCGGACACGAGCTGGAACACTGCTTCGAGATGCATCGCCACGCGCTGCGGCAGGGTCAACCCGATCACCTCATCGGCCGGCGGCGCAGCCGCAGCGGCGGGAGCCGGCGCGACCGCGTTCGAGGCAGCAATGTCCGGGAGTCCAGTGGATGCAGCGGCATCGGCTGCCGGACCAGCCTGCGCTTCCCCCGATTCGGGTGCTGCCGCCGGCGTGCCATCCGTGTTCTTCACGGCTTCGGCGGGATCGTCGACAGCGGGCTGCTGCGGATCACCGTCGACCTGAGTCGCGCGCAACGCCGCATCGGCGGCAGAGGTCGTAGCGGAAGTATCGCTGGGTACGGCCGCCGCAGGTGCTGCATCGATCTCCCCCACCGTGGCCCCGCCAGCCTCCTGTTCGCCCGTGGCCGCCGCCGCGCTTTCGCCTTGCTGGGCCTGCGTTTGCGGCTCAGATGCTTGCATTCCGCCGCCGCGGGTCTCGCCCAGCGCGGGGCTCGCCGTCGGCGCGTTTCCCGCATCAGCCGGCGCAGCTGCGCTCGCGTCGTCGGACATGTACAGCGGCGCGAGCGCCGCGAGTATCAACTTCAGGAGATTCGAGGATTTCATCGTTGCCTCAAGTGAAATCGGCCCGCTCCGATCGAGCGAACCGGGCGCCGAATGCGGCGTTCTGGTAACCACGGATCCATGTCAGGAGGGCAGACGAGTTCTGCGGATAGGGACAGTGGCTGACCGCCATGCCGCGTTCGAAGGCCTCGCGGCCCTCGGCGGCATAGCGTTCGATCTCTTCGCGGGAAAGCACGGGCACTCCTGGACGGTTGCCCGAAAATGGTAGGTAACGGGAAATTTGCTGAACAGGCCTACCGTCGGCGCGCCCGCTCGCAGAGCGACCGGAACCGGTCGAGGGACGCGGTGTAGCCTTCGAGTTGCCCAGTCATGATGGCGGCTCCCCAGCGCCTCGTCGCCACGTCCACGTGTCGCTCCTCTTCTCGCCAGAAGTACACGCGGCCGTTCTTGTCTGGCGCAGCCTCGCGAATAGCGCCATCCGCGACCGCGCGCTGGAGCAGATCGCGAACCCCCTCCCGGCTGCAGCCGAGCCGCAGCCGGACCGCATGCTCCGTGTACATGCGATTGAGCGCCATGCGCTGAAGAAGGCTTTCCACGGTCAGCGGCAGCGATTTCTTGAAGGCGCGCACGGCTCGCCCCTCTCAGATCTGCACGCGAGCGGACAGATCCGACACGATTTCGCTGCACCGGTCCACGCGCGCCAGCAGCGCGCGCAGCGAATTGACCAGCGTCGAATCCGATGCCATCGGATTGCCATCGGTTCCGGTGTTGCCCTTCTGTTGCGGTGGCACCAGCACGGCTTCGATGCGCTTCTCGTGCTCGGCCAGCAACTCTTCGAGCGCGCCCACCGCGGCGCTCGCGCGCTGCATAAGATCGAGCGCCTTCACCGGCGCCACCGGCTCTGCGGCGAAGGCCTCCTGCAACCTGGTGCGCATCTCGTTGCGCAGGCCCCCGATGTTCTGCTGCGCCTGCATCGCCTGCACCTGCCCCGCCGTCAGCCCGACGATATCGGATTGCCCGTACATCTGAATCTCCCTGGCGGCAAAAGCCGCCGTAATTGCTGCGATATAACGAACTCAAACTTCCCGTTCCAGCTCGCCAGATTCGAAAAAATCCCGAAGGGATTTACAGTTATCAACGAGAAAGGCATAGCACCGCAGGTATTCGGGCGTAATCCAGTCCTTCTTCGGCGCCTCAACGCCGCGGCGCTGATGCTCGGGAATAAACGCCTCCACCTCGACGCGGTCAGCGTCGAACGAGCCATCGGCGCGCCGAATGCGGCGCAACGCGCGTACACCCGTTACGAACTCCACGTCATCAACGCGATACGAGAGCCGGGTTCGATGACCCGAGCGCAATTCCACGACTACCGGACTGGGCACGAGAACAGTCAGCACCATCGTCATCGCGCCACCCCGTACAGCCGCTCGATCGTCGCGTTCAGCAGATCGATCTGCGTCACCTTCAGGATCCGCAGGTACGTCTGGTCGCCGTGCACGCCGTTCGTGCCGCGATGGCAGTCGTCAGCGCAAAGCGGTACCGTGCAGAAGTCGCCTGCCCGCTGCGCGCCGCCGTGACCCACACGCACGTGATGCACTTCCGTTCTCGACGTCTGCGTGCGGCCGAGCAGCGTGCAGCAGATGCAGGCCATCGCCGCCACGCGACCCATGTGCGCGCTCTCGCGCTTGTTCGGTCGATGGCTCATGCGGCCCTTCCAATCCACACCATGCCGCGCATCGCTGCCTCGACAGCCAGATCGGCCGCCGGCCACCAGGGGCAATCGTCCGGGTGACCGAAATCCACCTTGGCAGGAACCGCGCGCGCTGACCGCGGCAGCTCAAGCGCCGTGCGCGTGAACACGTAATGACCGGGTTTGCCCGGGCCGCCGCGCGCCGAGGTCTCGCAGCGAAAATAGCCGTCGTCGACCAGCCCGAGCGCGACGCTGCGCGCCTGCTTCGAACTCACGCCCACATGGTCCGCAATCTGGACCGCCGTCATCGCGCCGCGGGCCGCCACGAGATCGAACACTTTCACTTTGGTTGGATGCATCAGAACGGGATCTCCGATTCATCGACGAACGTCGTGCGGACCATGTCGTCGACGCGCCGCGCGGCCTTCGCTTCGAGCACCACGAACATCTGGCCCGGGTTCGCGCGGGCGAGCCTTTCGGCTTCTTTCGTCGCGGATTCTTCGCTGCCGTGCCGGAAGCGCGGCGGACGCTCACTGGTCGGCGACCAGACGAGCCAGAAGGTTTGCTTGTTCTCGGGAGTCATGATGCGTACCAGTCAACGGGCATGAGGGCTTCGCCAAGCGTCGCCACGATCGTCTGCAGGAACTGGCCGCCGGTGCGCTGCGCGTCGCGCAGGATCGCGTCGATCCACGGCCCTTTGCCGGCCGCGCGCGCCACGACGGCGCGGTAAAGCGGGAGCGGCTCGTCACGATGCTTCGGCCGGGCGCCGAACTTCTCGCCGGCCGCCACGAGCACCTCCTCGCCAGCCAGCCACCAGTCCTCGACGGCAGCGATCGCCGCCGGTGCGCAGGCCTCGGCGAGGAAGCCGGCGACGAACGCGACATACGTCGGCCGGTCGTCCTCGTCGCGCACCCGGGCCGCGGCGGCGAGCTTGTGTGCGGCGCGCAGCTGCCCGGCCGTGACGGCCTTGCCGACCCACGTGAGCACGACCGCCCGGTCCTTGCTCCGGTCGATCGCCAGCACCTTGCCGCGATCGCGTTCGAGCGCGATCAGCAGGTCGGTGAGTTCGCGCTCGCGGTTCTCCGGAGCGGAGTCTTTTTCATCGGCGGCAGCAGCGGCAGCAGAGTTATCCACAGGGTCGCGTGCGCACGCGTTGCTGCTGCTCTCTTCTGTAATCTCTGCTGTAGTCTTAACCCCGTTAACGAATGCGGGAAACTGGCGCTCGCGAATGTCGGTTTCCAGCATCCGGGAATGCTGGTTTTCCGCATTCGGTAATGCGGGTTTCTCGCATTCCCGAATGTTAGTTTCTCGCATTCGGGAATGCGACTTTCCAGCATTCGGTAATGCGGGTTTCTCGCAGTCGGGCGCGGCCGCCGCTTTCAGCAGATCCTCCAGCCGGTCGAGATCGAGCCGATAGAACATCTTGTGCTCCAGCCGGTCATGCTTCTCGTGCAATACGCCGCAGCGCTTCAGCGAGCGCCGGGCATTCTCCTGCTCGTTGCGGGACATCCCCGTCTCGGCAGTCAGCTGCGCCTGCGTCTTGAACACGCCGCGATCGTCTGTCGCCCGTTTCGACCAGTAATACAGCTGGCAGAACAGGATGGCCGCATTGATGCCGCCCAGCGGAGCCGCCAGCGCCGGGTAATACGCTACCGGATGCCCGATGCTGTCGAGGAAATCAGAAAGCCTCACCGTGAATTGCTCCACACCGGGTTCTCCAGCGCCAGCCGGATGCGCAGCACGCGCCCATCCTTCGACGCCGTGAAATAGCCATCCGCTTCGAGCGCACCCAGGTACTTTCGCGCGGCCGACTCGCTGATGCCGCACTGAAGCGCCAGCCGCGGCACGTGCACCAGCGCTTCAAGCGACGGCCTACCCGCCATCCGCGCGACCGCTAGCAGCACCAGTTTCTTCAGGCCGGGAAGCTCGAATTCCCATGCTTCTACCTCGTGGATCAGGCTCATGACGCCTCCGGCGCATACATCACCTGCATGCCCAGCTCCATCGCGATATGACGCTCCAGCCGGGCGCCCTTCGAGTTCTCGAAGCCCGGCAGAAGGCAGATCGCCTCGCAGGTCACCAGCTGCTGGATATCCGCACGCATGCACATTTCCCAGCCCAGCGTCGTGTCGGGATTGATTTCCGCCGGCTTGATCACGACGTGACCAAGCGCGCGAAGGCGCGCCGTCTCGGCGTGAAAGCGCGGAAAATTCCATTCGTGAATGCCCGTCATCGGGCCGGCGACGTAGATTCGCATGCGGGTCCTCATTGTTTGGGGCCGTGGCTTTCCGGCCCGTCATCGGCTCAGCACATTGCGCCGCCGATTGCGCCTCAAGCTCCCGCGCACCGGTTGGCGAGCGGCCACATGTGCAATATGGGAAGCACTATTTCGTGAATCGCCATGCCTCTGCGATCGCGGCCACGATGACCGCCAGCATCCAGAGGACCGGAAAGAGATCGCTCACGCCCGACCACACTCGCCCGCGCCCTGCCGCGCGCATTCGCATGCAACGCCCACTTTCCCAAGGACCGCTATCGCGTCCAGGTACGGGCGGCTCACGAGTGCGTAACCCGCGACATCGATCGCACGATCGATCTCGCCGATCAGCACGCCGCGTTGGCCGCTCAGAAACCGGCTGACTTCGGATGCATCCCACGCGAGCTGCTCGGCGGCCCGCTTTCGGTCGGGGCCAGTCAGCACCGCGCGCAGCGCGGATTCAATGTTCGGTTTCACTGTCAATCCTTAGCAAAAACGGTTGAGTGCTGTTGCGGCGCAGCACGAATACGATGGGTGTCATGCCGCTTCTGCTGCTCCGACATCGGGCGTGCACGGCGGCAGCGATTCCTGGGCGAGCTCGGGCCAAATTTGACGCCAGTCGGGGCGCAGATCTTGGCGAGGAACCGCGCCGCCAGACTCGCGGTCGAGCAGCGCGCAGAGCTTTTCGCCGAGCAGGCTGCGCATGCTCAGCGCCTTGCGGAGGTAGCCCAAACTCGTATTGCAGCGGCGAGCGAACGCAGCCTGCTCGGCGACCGGGAGGGAGTTGAGGTAAGTGCGTAGGGTGTCCATTCGACTAAGTTACCTCACGGTAAGCATATAAGCAATACCAGAAGGTTATTTACTTAATGGTAACGATTGGGTGCAATGCTTTGATGAGCAAAAGTGACGAACGCCGCGAAGAAAGACGCCTAGCATTGCTGCGGCTGAAGGATCAATTCGGGCGGGGCGGGATTGCCAAAATCGCTAGGACCATCAATAAGGAGCCGAACTATGTGTCGCGGATGCTCTATCCCCCTGACAAGCCGGGCGCAAAAGGCATTGGCGAGGATTCGGTAGTGCTCCTGGATGAGCATTTCCCGGGTTGGCAGTCGAGCGCCGGAAGTCCGGCGAATGACGCGGAACCCGGCATAGTGTTGAGCCATTCTCCAAAATCGATTGGAAGCAATGAAATAGAGGTGCCGCGCTTCGAAGCGCCCGCTTCCATGGGCTTGGGGCGCCCCACCCCCGATCAAGAAAACGTAGTTGAGCTATTGCGAGTTAGCAGTTCATGGTTGCGAAGTGCATTGCCTCATATCAGCAGTCCCGCCAATCTCGCGGTACTCCCGGCATCTGGCGATTCCATGGAGCCCACCTTTTCGGATTCCGACTTGCTCTGGGTAGATCGCGGTGTTAGGGAGATCAGGACTGAGGCCGTATATGTGCTAGCGCTGCGCGATGAACTCTATGTGAAGCGACTGCAGCGGCGTCCTGATGGCGCTATCTTGATGATTTCCGACAACAAGAGCTACGATCCTTACGTCATCGAGAACGGCGAGCGAGAACAATTCCAGGTGCTTGGGCGCGTCGTGTTTGCATGGCGCGGGAAGCGCCTGTAACCATCGGGGATGTCATGAATATCGGTTGGATTGGTGCCGGCGCCATTGCGTTTCTGTGGTGGCTAGTCTCAAAGACTTCAGAAGACAAGATCGCCGAGATCAGCAAGCGGCTAGATTGGGTGGAAATTAAATGCAACACCAACGAAGCCAACATCCTTAGGATTTTCCATCTTCTTCAAATCGAGCGCGGAGAAATTTCAGAGGAAGAAAAGTCCGCGGCACGCGATGAGTTGGAGGGGCAACTCCGTCAAATTTTCGAGCGCAACGCACATCTCATGAAGAAGAAACGATAGGAAGCTATCGAGACCAAAAAACTTACCCAAAGGTATTGCAGAAATAGTTACCCGATGGTATCTTTCACTCGCCGACTCGAAAACGCGTTGGCGAGGCGCTCACCCGATCGCCTCCACCCAAGGAGCGATCATGTACACCTTCACCATCCTCTTTCAAGACGCCGAAGTCGCATGCGCCGAAGCTGAGCGTTTCGAAGACGCGCGCGAACAAGCCATCGACGAAGCGCGCGACGGTTTCTATGCCTCGGTCCTGCCTGACTGCGAGTTCTCGGCTACCTGTGATCATGGCGTGATCGGCCGCGTTACTGGCCCGCTCTTCATCTGAGGCGCGCCATGACCACCGCTCAAGCACCGAAAGTCCAGATCGAGACCGTTACCGTCGCGCACGGTGAAACCGGCCTCGAAAACGCCGAGCGCCGCGATGTGCTGCTCACCGTCATCATCACGCGTCAACTCGCCGCGATGCTCGAACCGGTCGAGTCGATCGGCGACCTGCGCGCAGTGCGTACGCTGGTCCGCCAATCGCTGCGTAGCGCTGAGGTTGAATGCGCCGTGCGCGGCATCGACGCGCCGAACGTCCGTTTCGCGATCTTCGCTGGCCAGGTGCACTGACCATGCGACGCCTGCCCGACTGGTTTCCGCTCGCCGTGCTCGCCGCGCTGTACCTGCTCGCGGCCGGCGTCGCGCCGCCCATCGAATTCCTGATGGGGCTCGCGCGATGAAAAACGTCCTGAGTCTGCTCGCCCTGTGGGGCAAAGCGTTCGTCGTGTTCGCAGCAGTCGTGTTCGTCATCGCGACCGTTCAGCAGCTCGATGAGATCGACGTCGGTCCGGTCGTGTGGAGTCCGCGGTGATGCGCACCCTCTGGCAGATCGTCGAGGACCTCGCGAACGGGTCGCTGTCCCGCCGGGCCGCGTTCGCCCTTCTGCGCGCGAAGTTGCGCGCGGCGCGGAGACGCTGACCATGCGCTACGCCTATACCTGTCCGCGTTGCCGCATGCAGTGGTTCGGCACGCGCACGTGCGCGCGGTGCCTTCGCCTGTTCGTGTGGGGCCGGTAATGCGTCGCCCCGACACGTCCGCTGACGTCGCCCGCGAGTTCCGGCTGATGGGCTGCCGCGGCTCCGCGATGGAGGCCCTTTCCAATGAACCGCTTCGCCGCGTGCTCGAACTGCGCGCGCGCATTCGTGCCGGCCGCGAGGTTCCGGCGCCGGCCGTGCGCGATGCGAAGTCGCGCGCTGCAAACGATATCGATTAACCACCACCTCTACGAGGTTCACATGAGCGCAAGACCCATCACGGACGTACTTCGCCATATCGGCGGCGGCGTCTTTCTCGACTCGGCCAGCGACGAAATGCAGGCGCTCGTCAACGCCGTCGACACGTCTGGCAAGAGCGGCACGCTGACGCTGACCATCGCCGTGAAGAAGGCCACCCGCGGCGGCGCGATGCATATCGCCGGCAAGGTGTCCGTGAAAAAACCGGCCGACGAGCCGATGGAGGCGATGCTGTTCGCCACGCCCGAAGGCAACCTGATTGCCGAAGATCCCCGCCAGCAGAAGCTCGATCTGAAGCAGGTCCCGGGCGCTTCGGACGCTCCGCCGTCGGCGCTCAAGACGGCCTGACCTTTCCACTCAACAGGACGCAAACCAAGTCATGGAAACGAAACACGAAACGAACCTGGCCGAAACGCTCGCGCGCGAGTTGAAATCGCCGATCGAGATCGCATCGAACACGGCGGCCGCGCTGCGGCGCGTCGCCCTGCCGCCGGGCTGGACGCTCGAAGAGCAGGACGATTCGATGAAGCTGCCGGCGCCGCTCCGCAAGACGGCCACCGTGCGCCTGCGCGACGCGGACAGCTTCATCGACTACGTGAAGCGACATGGCTCGCTCACCGATTCGACGGTCTGGTGTCTGGCCGACTACGTGCAGGGCAAGATCGCATTCACTGCGATCATCAACGATCAGGGCGAGGACCCGGGCGCCGCTGCGTGGCGCGATCACCGCGCCTATTTCGCTCCCGAGTTCAGCGAAGAATGGCGGCGCTGGAACGGCAAGAACAAGCAGCCGATGAGCCAGGCCGACTTCGCTGCGTTTATCGAGGACAACCTGAAGGACATCGCGAGCCCGGACAGCGCGGGCCTGCCGAGTGGTGCCGCGATGCTCGAAATGGCGCTGTCGTTCGAGGCCACCCAGGACATGCGCTTCAAGAGCGCGATCCGGCTGTCGAACGGCGGCGTGAATCTCTCGTTCGTACAGGACGATGATGCGCAGACGCTGCAGAAGATGTCGGTGTTCGAGCGGTTCGCAATCGGTATCCCCGTCTTCTGGAACGGCGATCCGTATCAGGTCGACGCACGCCTGCGCTATCGCGTGCGCGACGGCAAATTGCACTTCTGGTTCGAACTCGTACGCACGGACAAGATCCTCGAAGCGGCGACGTCGACCGTCATCACGACCATCCGCGAGAAGACCGGCAACCCGTTCTTCTTCGGCGACCCCTTCGCCAACTAAGCGAGCAGTAACGGGACGTGCGCACCACCGAGGCACGTCGCGTGTGTTTGGCCGCGCCTGTACGGGCGGTCCTTTTTCCTCTCTTAGGAGAAGTCATGCAAATCAAAATTCCGCCGCTCGCTGAAGGCGAGATCTACCTCAGTGGCTTCGTCGATGCGAACGGCGACGTCACGCACACGATCCTGCTGCCCGGCGACAACGATGCCGCCACGTGGCAGGCGCAGATGGACTGGGCCAAGAGCATCGGCGGTGACCTGCCGACGCGTGCCGAGCTGGTGATCGCATACGAGAAGTTGCGCGACCAGTTCCAGAAGACCGCGTACTGGTCGAATACGCCGGATGACGATCCCGAATATTCCGGCTGGGCCTGGTTTCAGTACTTCCACGACGGCAGTCAGGGCGACGGCCGCCAGGGCGGCGAGTTCCGCGCCCGCGCCGTCCGCAGATTGTCGATTTAACCCTTCGTCTATTTCAACGGAGCATCGCAATGACGATCACGCTTCAGGCCATCGAGAGCGAACATGCCCGGATCGCCGCCCTGATCGAAGAGTTCAAGCGGCAGCCGCAGGCAACCGAGATTCGCATCGCCGCAGTCACGATCCCACTCGCCGCCGGCGAACGTCTCGCCGGGTCGATCCTGAACGACGACGGCACGCTGAGTCACTACGTGATTCTGCTGCCCGACGAGGCCGAGTCGGTGAACTGGAAGGATGCGCTCGCATGGGCCGTTGAACACGGCGGCGAGCTGCCCACGCGGCGCGAACAGTCCCTGCTGTTCTCGAACACGAAGGACGAATTCGAGGCGGCCTGGTACTGGTCCGGCGAGCAGCACGAAGAGAACTCCGGCTGGGCCTGGTATCAGAGCTTCATCACCGGCTACCAGAGCGGCCACGGCCAGCGCCACGAGTTCCGCGCCCGCGCCGTCCGCAGATACACACCGCCGCGCAAGGTCTGATCATGGCTACGATCGACAGCCTGATGCGCCGCACTGTGGAGGCGGGCGAATGTCTCGAATTCACCGGCCACATCTGCAAGGCAGGATACGGCTTGGTCTGGCATGAGGGAAAGAATCGTCTCGCGCATCGCGTGTCGTTCGAGTTGCACAATGCGCCGATCACGGAGAAGCAGGATGTCATGCACTCCTGCGATAACCGCAAATGTATCAACCCTGCGCATTTGAGTCTGGGATCGCGCAGCGAGAACCTTCGGGACATGTTGGCCAAAGGCAGGGGAAGACACTGCTTTGGTGAAGCGCACCCGTTCTCGAAACTTACGAGCGACGCTGTTGCGCAGATTCGCAGGGAATTTCAGCCATATAGCCGAACGCACGGTGCAGCGGCGCTTGCGCGCAGGTTCGGCGTCACGCAAGGTGCCGTGTCGTGCGTGTTGCGTGGCAAATCCTGGAAACAGGCCTGATGCAGGTCGCGAACTCCTATTTCGGGCTGCTACGGCAGGCGAGCGCCAGCCATCACGACCGCGCGCTGCTCGCGAACGTTGTGCGCGGCCGCGGCCGCGCTGTCGATGCGGCGTTCACGAAGACCTATCGAGGTAGTGCGTGACGGCCTATTACAACGAATTGGACCCGTACTGCGCACAGTGGCTGCGCAACCTGATCGCCGCCGGGCATATCGCCGCTGGCGACGTTGACGAAAGGAGCATTGAGGATGTCCGACCCGACGACCTGCGAGGCTATACCCAGTGCCATTTCTTCGCCGGCATTGGAGTCTGGTCATTCGCCCTGCGCATGGCTGGCTGGGACGACTCTCGACCTGTTTGGACCGGGTCTTGCCCCTGTCAGCCGTTCAGCATTGCAGCCGTCGCTCACGAGCGAGCTGGTTTCGACGACGAACGACATCTGTTCCCTGCCTGGTTTGATCTCATCCGCGAGTGCCGACCTGTCGTTTGCTTTGGCGAGCAGGTTGGAAGCCGCGATGGCCTCACTTGGCTCGACAGTGTTTTCGATCAGTTGGAGTCGGAGAGCTACGCCTGCGCTGCGGCAATTACCAGTGCAGCTGGTGCGGGCGCGGACCACATCCGAAATCGGCTTTACTTCGTTGCCAACTCCATGCGCGCGGGACGGGAAGGACATCACCCGATCGAACGCATTTCTGTCACAGCGCAAACGGCATTCGCCGAGTCTCGCAACGCGGCTGCTCGACTCAGGGCACTCATGGAAGGTGATTACAGCGGCCTATTGCCTGGCGATGAATCTTCCATTGCAGTGGAACGCTGTCGCGCCCGCGGCTACGGTAACGCGATCAACGCGCGCCAAGCATCAATCTTCATCGCAGCAGCCGACGAAGCCCTGACCGCCTGACCTGCAAGGACCCAACCATGGACAAGAAATACGGCGGCTACACGGCCGCAAAACTGCGCGAGTTCATCGAGTGCAGCGAGACCAATAGCGAGAGCATCGACGTGGTCGCCGGAGACGACTGCACGAGCGCGGCGGTCATCCGCGACTTGCTCGAGGAAGTCGATACCCTGCGCGAGGCCGCAAAAGGCGCTGCGGTAATCGCCAACACGGCCGGCGCGGAAATCCGCGATCTGCGCGCCGCTCTCTCCGCTCCCGCAGAGGCGACACAAGCTGTAGCGGTGCTGGGCGGCTGGGCGCAGGGCGTCGAAGCTGTGGCGAAGTTGCTCGACAAAAAGGCCGACGACTACGCGCAGCAGTACGGCCACGACGACATGGGCTCGCTGTCGTTCGGAACCGGCGCGCACGCCGATGCAAAGCGCGACTACCACTGGTCACTGATCGAGCTGGCCGAGGAAGTGCGCGCCATGCTCGCCGCCGCTCCACAGGCTCCAGTAGCAGATGCTGCGCGGGGAACGGATGCGCCAACATTGACGCGCGCTGCGGCTATGGCCGCGATTGACGACTTCGAAATCGTTGGAGAAAACAACGACTCGCGCGAACCGACCGATGAGGACCGGTTCATTTTGAGCGAGTTCATCGCGCACTGCTTCGGGGGCTATCACGCCCCGGCGCAAGCAGATGTTGAGCGGGCCGAACCGGTGGCTGATCGCGTGTCAAACGTCGCTATCGTGGTCAAAGACCTTATCGAAACCTTGATGCTCTGGAATGGGCAGGCGTCAGCGGGGCTTGACGTGAACGGACTTGCTGGCTTGCGCGACGAGCTGAACGCCCTCTGCGAGACCGCTCCCGCGCAGCAGGCGGTAACGCCGCAGACTCTGCTGGATCTTGCGCAAAACGAGGCCGAGAACGCTTTGAAGCGTCAACGCACGCGCGAGCTCAGTGAGCGCATTCAGCAGCGCGCCGCATCGCAAGGAGCCAAGCCATGAGCGCGGTCCGAGTCTGCGCAATCCGCGACATTGAGTGCTCACGCGGCTGCGGCACTGGTGCATGCAAGCAAGAGGAGAAAGCCATGACCAATGAAACGGTGAAGGACGACGAGCTGGTCGCGGCGTTAGTAAGGTCGTGGGGAGAAATCAGCGCAGAGATGTACGCCCGCATGACGCCATATCAGTTCTACGGGGCTGGATGGAGTGCTGCTCTCGCTGCGTTGCAAGTCGCGGCGGAAAACGGTGAACGCGCGAAGTTCGAGGCGTGGTTTGATAATCGCCCCGATGAATATGGTTTTCTTCCCGACCCGCATCCTGTTCGCGAAGATGGGACCTATGAATGGGGCTTTAAGCAAGAAATGTGGGAATGCTGGCAAGCCCGCGCCACCGCACCGCAAGCCACGGTGGAGGGCAACGAGCGGGAAGAGCCATTCCCGTATCAGAAAACGTTCAATGCCATTGCTGCAGCGACTACCGGTTATGAGTCGGGCCACGTTGGAATTTCAGTCATCAAATTTCGGGAGGCGTTTGGCGATACTCGCGCAGCAGTAGCGCAAGCCGGTGCGACCGGGGCGCACGACGCACAGGACGCAGCGCGGTATCGTCGATTCCGGCGGTGGCACCCGCGACTTCAGACTTCCTACTGGACCGGGCAATGGTGGGAGCCGATCTACGGCGAGAAGATGGACGCCTGCGTCGACAGCTTGGATGAAGTGCTGCAGCCGACGCCTCACGCCGCCCAGCGCGACACCGGGCCGCTCGAAACGGGAGAGGCGGGATGAAAAAAGTATTTGACACGCCCGGCTGCAATTTCGAGGCGGCCAGCGAAGCCGAGGACTGGTGTCGCGAACGCAACATCGCCGTCGGATCCATCCAGCGCGGGTCGCCGCGCGGCCTTCTGTGCGGGCACTACTCGATCGCGAAGTGGCGCAACCTCAACGATGCGGAGCGCCGCGAACTCGACGGCACCATGACCGGCGATATGCGACGTGGGCCGGTCGTCGTCGAGCTGCGCGGCGAAGAGTCCGACTATCCGATTGTCGAGCCAGAGGAAGAGGAATGAGCGAACTGATCGCATCCCCTCCCTCAATGATCGGCGAGCGCGCACTGACGCTGAAAGAGGCGGCTGCGTTGCTCCGCGTCTCCTACGACACAGCATGGACGAACCGCGTGCAGTGGGGTTTTTTCAAGGCAGGCCGCGTCTGGCGCGTCTGGCCCAACACCTTGCGCGAGAGGCTGCAGGGGTACAATCCGCCTCTGACCGGCGCGGGCGGAAAGGAGAAGGAAGCATGTCAATCCGCAGGCGCAAAGGCTCTGACGCCTGGTTCATCGATTTCCGCACGCCAGGCGGCGGCCGAATTAGACAAACTGCTGGCACAACCGATCGAAAGGAGGCGCAGGAGCTACACGACAAGCTGAAGCATGAAGCATGGCGCGTCGCGAAACTGGGCGACAAGCCCAGGCGCACGTTCGATGAGGCCGCGCTCCGTTATCTCAGGGAGCAGGCTGGCAAGGCCGACTATAAGAGCAAAGTGAGGCACGTCAAGTACTGGCGCAGCATTTTCGGCATTCGTGCGCTCGATACGATCACTCGCGACGAGATTCTCACGACACTCCCCGACCGGGCATCGCAGAAAGGTTGCGACAAGGTGCTCACGCCATCAACGCGCAATCGGTATCTGGCCACAATTCGCGCCATGCTGAACGACGCCGCCGGAGATTGGGAATGGCTTGAGCGCGCGCCGAAACTCACCACTGCGAAAGAGCCTGCGGGACGAATACGCTGGATCACGAGGGACGAAGCTCGGCGTCTGCTCGCCGCGATAGATCTGGACTGGATGCGGGATATCGCGGCCTTCGGGTTTGCAACCGGCCTGCGCCAGTCGAACATCATCGAACTCGAATGGTCGCAGGTCGACCTTCAGGCGCGGCGGGCATGGATTCATCCGGATCAAGCCAAGGCGCGCAAGTCGATCGGCGTGCCGCTGAACGCGGAGGCGGTAGCGATCGTTCGCCGGCAACTCGGGCTTCACGAGCGGTATGTGTTCTCGTGCGGCGGCGTAGCGCCATGGTACTGGGACACGAAACGCTGGATGGCGGCCTGCAAACGTGCCGGCATTGAGCGCTTCAGGTTCCACGACGTGCGGCACACGTGGGCGAGCTGGCACGTCCAGGGCGGCACGCCGCTCAATCGCCTGATGGAACTAGGGGGCTGGGCGAGCTACGAGATGGTGCTGCGGTATGCCCACCTCGCGCCCGACCACCTGAAGCCGCATGCGGATGCAGTGCTGATGAGCACAGAGGCTGGGGCGCCGCGACTCGTCGCGGTGAAATAAAAAAGCCCAGAGCAGGGCACGCTCTGGGCGCAGTGTCCGCCGGATTTTTGGGGCGCACTGGCGTTTAGGTCAGTTGGCGCTGCCTAAACGCTTGAGGTACAACGTTTTTTTGGTGGGCCGGGTCGGATTCGAACCGACGACGGGATTTCTCCGGCGGATTATGAGAGCGCCGGAGAATTTCCGAAAATGGCCCTATGTCATTGAATTTAAACAACCATCACCCGCGCCGGTCAGCTTGGGTAATGGG